TTGACCGACATTAATTTTAAAAATTTAATAAATAAACATATACCTGTAAATGATTCACAAATTTTTATTGATAAAATTGATTTAACAGAATTACTTTATATATACAATTGGAGCAGTAAAGAAGTTCAAGAAAAGATGACTTGTAGACCTATTATAAATAGACATAGAGATGAGTCAATAAAGCTATATAATTCACTATTAAATTCTGATACTATTTATATATTTGCCTTATATAATTTAAATAATAAAGAATTATTAGGTAAGATAACCTTGTTTGATTATAATTGTAGAAACAAGAGTTTAGAGATTGGTTATTATCTGTTACCTGAATTTCGAAAGAAAGGTTATATGAATGAGGCCATTAAAATCATACTTAATTTATTGTTTTTAAAGACAGATATAAATAAAGTATATGCTCAAACTGCAAGTTTTAATAATGACTCTAATGCATTATTAAAACTAAACAATTTCAAATTAGATGGAATTTTGCGTGAACATCATGAGTTAAATGAAGTGTTTTATGATGATTATATTTATAGTATTTTGAGAATTGAATTTATACTTTAAGTGCATATAAAAAATTTTAAATTTAGCTAACAAATGTAGACCATGAACAAAGTATAAAAAGCGTAATTAATATTTTAGTTAAATTTTTAAATAAAGGATAGATTGTTGTAGCAGATACTATCCCTTATTTAAAATCTGTACTTAATTTATTTTATTGTATAGAACCAATTGCCTAATTTAGCTTTTAATTCTTGACATTTACTCATAGGTAAAATTTGAGTTTCTAACCAAATGCCCTTACTATCGCCTCTAACATAACATCTAATATCATTGAAATAACTTAAAACATATTCTAAATCAATCCCCTTAAACTCATTATTCCCCCTATATCCATCTGGTAAATAATCAGTTATTACATATCCTATTTTCTTTTCTTCTACTAATATATCTTGTGTAAAATTATTTATATCTACATTAGTATTAATTCCTTTTATCTTACCACTTTCAGTGAATTGATGTCCTGCATAACTTTCTCCCCATATAGTTGTTTTCATAGGATTTTCAACTCCATAATGAGCTATCCAGCATTTATATTTAGCTACCCTAGAATCTAAGTTTTCATTTGAAAAATAAGGTGAAGTGTATATGCAAAGTTGTGATTCACATAAACTTTCAAACTTTTTTATAAATTTTAGAGTATAATCCATTACATTAAAATTACTTACTTCTATATCTAAACAAGGTTTTAAATCATTTTCCTTGTCTTTTATATTATTATAGAAATTTTGCGCCTGAGTTTCTGGCTCAGAAGAGCCAACTAAAAAATGATAAAAGCCAGTCTTAAGACCAGCTTTTTTAGCTTCATTATAATTTTTATTTAAATAAGGATCTTCATATGTTGTTCCCTCAGTTGCTTTTATATAAACAACTTCTATATTATCTTCTTTTACTTTATTAAAATCTATATCTCCGTTATGATTACTTACATCTATCCCTCTCATACAACCTCACCTTTCATAATTAATAATAATTTTTACTTTCATCAATACTCTATTTTAAATATATATTGATATATATTCATAAGTAAAATATCATTGCATATGTCAACCTATTTATAAAATCTAATCTATCTTTATTTCTAGCTCTCAATTTTATTTTTAATTTCTTTCACATCTTCTTTTATGTCTTCAACAACATTAAACTTTTCAGCCAATGCATCAAGTAAAGTTTGATACTTATTTTCTCTTTCACCAGTGGTTTTAAGAACATACAATAATAAAAAAACAAACAATGCATATCCTAATCCCTGACTTAAAGCCATTTTCATTATTTCATCCAAATATAAAACACCTCGTTTCTATGACTAATTTATTATTTCATATAAAAAAGGCAATAAAAAAATCACCTAAAATGGTGATTGGTATTGCCTTTATGTTTTTGTTTATAATTCATAATTTGATCCTATTGCGAACTAAACTTCTGTATTTTCTTCTACAACTTTATACTTTTCTTCTGTAAGTTGCATTAATTTTGTATAATCTTCTTCTATTACAACATTAAAAGCAAAGAATACATTTAACTTCTTTTCTACTTCCTCTACTGTTTTATAAAATTTATTGTTAATTAAATTTTCCATTATTTTATACATTTTACATTCCTCCATTTTCTTTTATTAAGTTACTATAAGTTACATCTACCACAGTAGCTTGTGTACTTAATAGTTCTTGTTTAGTACTATTTAATTCATTTTCTTTATTTTCTAATACCTTAGACTTAAATTCTAATTCTTTATCTTTCTTCTCGAGTTCTAAGTTCTTAGATTCTAATTCTCTCTTAAGCTGTTCTTTTTCTTCTGTTGTAGCCTGTCTATCTGTTAAGATAAACTTATTAGTTTCTAAGTCTACGCCTATAACCTCTTTATTGTCATCGACTTCTTCTACAAGACAGCTATACTGCCCTTCATTAGCATTAGTTTGTAGAAAAATAAGGTTTCCTTTATTGTTGTGTACTGCTAAAACTTTCATATATTATTTTCTCCTTAATGTTTTGTAAACTATAATTATATCTGATATTTTTTAAATTGTTGTAATCATTATTTTTTGAAGTGAATCCTTATTTATATATATATCACATTTATATTTATGTGATAAAATACTATAATTTCTTTTTAATTTAAAACCATCATAATCTATTTTTGGTGTAACCGCAGGTGATTTTATAATATTATTATCTAAATCTATTATAGCTTCTTCGATATCAAGAACCATCATTCCTTCAAATATATGGTGAATATTGTTAATACTAGCCACTTTACCACGCAAACGACTTTGATAACTAAATGAATTAATCTTTTGTGTATCCTTTATAAAAGGATTTTTTATAATAGTAAACCCTCTATTATCACTCCTACTATAATCATCTCGTAAATATGCTACACCGTTTAATGAGTTATGATATATTCCACTGTTTCTATCTATATAATCATTATTATCATAGATTTTTTCTCCAGTAGATATTTTATATTGTTTTAATCCATAATTTCCCCAATCGTTATTATTCAATGCATTAATTGCATAATATAAAATATCATTTTCAGCATAAATAAATTCTATCCATTGAGTATCAGTTAATTTATCGTTTTGTAATCGTGATATATTTTTCTTATTTCCTTGTTTATCTATAAAAAATGTCATTTCATAATAATCATGTAATTCTTTATTGTGTTTTCCATAACTTATTACATCTTTTATTCCAGCAACCACAACATCATCATCTGGTGTCATAGAACAACATTGATAATACTGAATTTCTTCATTTAAATTAATTGTATATATTAAATTGAAATTATAATCATAAACATTTGGAAATATAAGAAATCTATTTTTCCCTTTGTGCATTTCATCCGAATTACCCCAAACAATTTTATTTAAATTAGTTGAAACCTTAGTAGGAATATGATATCTAAATAAATTGTTATTTTTATTTCTATAAAGGAATGTATCATCATCTTCAAAATATAAGAAATCTTGAAAATCATCCATTCTATCAAAAGAGACCAAACTCCCAATTCGTGGTAGCTTCATAGTACCATTAATTTTTGTACCATTAACCCATGCAGTTTTTCCCTCTTGTATTTCACACGGCTGAGCAGTAGCTTGTGTTTGACTAGCTAAACTATTAGCTGTAACTTTACCGCTACCATTATGATATCCAGCTGGGATTATAAATTTACCACCACAATTTAAGCTTGCAGTTTTATTTCCTTGATTTGTCATAGTTCCTATTATATGACCACTATCAACTGTTGCTGTAGAACCACTTAATAATTTATCGGCTGTAGCATTTCCACCACCCCCTTTACCCTGTAATATAAAATCCGTGCCATTGTAACATAAGTTATATGGAATATTAGCTTTTATATTATTTACTATATTACCAAAAGAGTCTTTAATATTTTTAGCACCATAATTATTAAGATTAATAGTACAATTACCTGTTGCATTACTTCCAACGAATAATGTAAATTTAGTTCCTTTAGCTATACTTGTTATTTTAACTGTAGAACCAATATACGTATTAGTTCCAGTTGCTTCTACTATTTGATAGCTGTCGTTCGCAATATCTTTCATTTGCGAATCAACTTTTTTAATCTCTAAATCAATTTTATCCGAATTATCATTAAGATCTTGTATATTAACAACATCACTTCCATCAGGTTTCTTTAAATTATAATTACTTGTTAATTTCATATTATCTTCATCTCCTATTCATAAACTTTTAATTCATTCCATGATTTATTTTCAATACTATTCCACTTAAGATCTTTTTCTTTAATAAAATCCCAAATTGTAAATGTATATTTAAAACTATAACTAAGATGTGCTGGCTTTATATCTTCTAACATATTTTTAAATCCCTGCATATTCTTAGGAATACCTTTTATTCCAACAAATTGCACTATAAAAGAATAATTTTTATTATCTTCTATTACATTTACTTCTCCACCAGAGAATGTTTCAGCAACATTTTTAATCATTTCTTTTGTTGTAGTACCACTACCTGTTTTTTTAGCCTTTATTATTTCTCGTCTTTCTTCATAGCTACTATTTAAATTAGTTTCTATTCCATACTCATTTTCCCAATACATTAATCCCCATGTAGCAGTTTCTATAAATGATTGATTAATTAAATCTTTTAAATAATATAAAAAACTACCCAATTCTGTTCCTTGAACATTATAGATAGTCTTCATTTCTTTTATGTCTGAAATAAAAGAAGGTACGTATTTACTTAAATTAAGAAAGTATTTTTTTATATCCTCTTCATTTAATTTTTTTTCTGCATATTTAATTGCCCCATAATTATTTAATCCATACATACTATACCCCCTTTAAATCATTCCACTTTATAGGACCCTTTGCCATAGCTCCTATGTCACTAGCCGTTGGTTTTCTATTAGTGGTATAAACATTAGCTCCACACACTTGTAAATTATTAGCATTCAAAGTTCCTGGACAGCTTGTATTCCCATTAGAATCTAAAAGTGTCAGTGTTCTTGATATATTTGCAAAATTCCCAGTATATTGTCTTACATAAATAGGTTCATTTCCATTATCTGCAGTAGCTATTTCTAAACTTCCATTATCATCTTTTCCTTGTCCCTCTATTCTTATAAAATCACTTGATGCCATGCTTCCAAAAATTCTTGAAGCTGTTCCTCCATTAGCTGGTAATGATGTTGGCATATTAATGATCTCAGATATTGAATGTTTATGTCCTTTTTCAGATTTAATATTTACAGTATTCCAGTTATCTATTAAACTCTTATTAATTCCATCTAGTACAGACTTATTTGAATGTATATGATTTTGTGATGTATCTACATCCTTTTGAGTTATAAATCCAGAATCATTATTTAACTCACTGGTTTTCTTTGGTATAAGTGGTTTATTACTTAATTCATTATAATTATGAACATGAATATTATCAGATTTTTTACTTACTGTATTCCATAGTTTTCTTTCCTCATCAATAATATGTCTAACATTATCATTAACATGAGTATTAGCATCACTCCATTTGTTTATTAAATTATCAGTTATTCTATCTAATGTAGTTTTATTGCTATGTTCATGCTTTTTATTATGGGCTTCATTCCAATTATTTCTTTCCACATTTGCTACATGTTTTATCTCATCACTTACATGATTATATGCCACATTGTGTTTATCTAATAATTCTTGTGTTATTTTATCTATAATACTTTTATTTAAATGCTCATGCTTTTTATTATAAGATTCTAAGTTCTTTGACTTCTCAGCATCATTTGTAAATCTCTTATTAGGATTATCTACTATAATATCTGCACTATGATTAGCCGGATGTACGTAATTATTAGCTTCTTTCTCTATTTTACCTAGCTTGTTTTTTTCTTCTAATGTGTAATTTTCATCAGTTAATTGTTTGCCTTGAGCTTTATCAACTTTGGTAGTGAGCTGTCTAGTCATAGTACCTGCAAAATCAGCATCATTATTTAAAGCCTTAGCTATTTCCTGTAATGTGTCTAACGCTTCTGGAGCAGTCCCTATAACATCTTTAATCTTTTGAAGAACTTCTTCCCTAGTAAATGTTTGATCTTTTGTATACCTTTTATTTAATTCTGAATTTACATATGATAAATCTGATTTCTTATTTTGCAGATCTATATCTTTTTCTTTTAACTTTTGTATTTCAATATTATTAGAACTCTTATAACTATTAATATTTTCTTCAACATTATTTTCTTTAGTTTTTGACCTAGATATTTCAATATTTAAATTATCTGTTAAGATTTTTTCAGCATCAATTGCTCTTTTAACTTCATTCTCAAGGTTATTGCCTATACTTATTTCTTCTTTTTTAGATCTATTTATCTCATTATTCAAATTACTGTTGGTGATCTCAATACTCTCGTTTAAATTTGTTTCTTCTACTTTAGCTCTCTTAGTTTCTTCCTGAATCTTACTTGAGATTTCACTTTCACTGTTTTTAGCTCTTGTTGCTTCCTTATTCAAATCGCTATTAATATTCGTTTCAACTTCTTTAGCACGGTTAACCTCTGTATTTAAATTATTAGTTAATTCTTTCTCTACTGCCTTTGCTCTATCTCTTTCGTTAGCAAGATTATTACTAATAATTTGTTCTGCCTCTTTAGACCTGCTAACTTCATTAGCTAAATTAATATTAGTAGTATCAATATTACTACCTAAGTTCTTATCCGCATTTTTAGATCTATTAGTTTCCTCATTAAGCTTATTTTCAATATCCTCTTCAACACTATTTGCTCTAGATATCTCATTACCGATACTATTAGTTAATGTTTGTTCTGAATTTCCAGCTCTATTAATTTCATCTTTTAAGTCCTTTATTAAAGATTTTTCTGCTACCTTAGCACGTTCAATTTCAGTGTTAAGACTTTTTTTAATTTCACATTCGTTGTTTGTTGCTCTATGAATTTCTTCATTAAGGTTTTGTTGTGTAAAGACTAATGTGTCTTGAAGTTTATTAATATCTTCTGCTTCTACCTGATCTCCAACTGTTTCATATGAAATATATAATGGTGTTATTTTTGAAAATATCTTAATTATAGTTTTCCATGGAGTTAAACTTGGTGTTGAAGTACTATAAGTTTCTATCTTGTCTCCTGTTAACTTTGAGCCTGTATATACATTTAATGTTTTAACATTAATATTATCATGAACAAGTTCACGTTCATAACTTTCATTATTTAATTCTATTTTTTCCTCTATAACATAGGTATTTCCTTCAATCTTATTAAACTTTTCATTAAACTTACTTATATTCAATTACATCACTCCTAAATCTACAGTTCCCAAAATTGCTATTTCTTCATCTGCTAATTTTATATTAGAAATTATGTTATTTATCTTTAGATTTGAATAATCTAACACCCCTGTTGTATTAAGAAGTATCTCTCCAATTCTTGCAATACTAATATAGTCTTGTTTAAAGCTTATACTTTTTAAATAGTCTTCTAATAGTTTAATAAATTCTTGCTCTGCAATACCTAAGTTATATCCGTTTACTAAACTTATATTTGAAGTTATATTCAGTGTTTTTTCTACAGCACTAACAACACTCACTGTAGCACCTATTGGTCTAACTCTTTCAATATACTCAAATACATCTTGTATTAATTTAGGAGTAGCTTTATGCTTATTAGAATCTACTATAACAACTTTTACACATCCATTTTCATGTTCGCCTTTTAAATTAGTTTCAGGAAATACTTTTGCATCCCCAACTCCATTAACACTTAAAGCCCAATTTAAATAATCATATTTATTACCAGATGTTGATGGCGTTCTTACTTTTACCATCAATCTATTAAACAAACTCTCATTGCTTTCTGTATCAACACCATCTAGTATTGTTTCATCTAAAACTCCCTTACCTAATCCCTCAATGTATTCAATAGGAAGTAAATTCCCACTTGGATAATTTCCTTTAGTCCCTATAAGTTCACATTGCATTTTATATTTTCCCTTTTCAATTCTTTCTATTGTAATGTAATTAGTCTTATCTATGGAGAATCTAGATTTCAATGGAATATCAATTAACTTCTCTTCTGTATCATAAAACGTTCCTAACTTTATTGCATATGTTGCTGACTTTCTTTCAATTCCATGTTCAACACATCTTTTATCTAAATATTCATCAGGTATATTAGGTGATGCAAAAGTATATTCTAAAAATCTATCCATGTCAGATCTTAGTCTTGATATTTCCTGTGCTGCTGGAGCTAAGGCATTATAGATTAAACTACTGCCTTCTCTTTTATCCAAATCATTAGGGATTTTATCTAGCATCTCTTTTAATAAATCCTCTTCTTTTACTTCAAACAAATTTAAATCACCACACTTTCATATAATTTTGAGTAAATAGAAAAGACAGTGAATTTTACTAATACACTGTCTTTCTCATATTCAAATATAAATTCATCTACATTTTCAATCCTATCATCTTGGGTTAATGCTTCTTTAATTCTACGCTTCAACTCACTCTCTGCAATATCTCTTTCCATTTCTATAGTTCTTCTTAATTCACTTCCATAGCTATCAGGATATATTAAATAATCATATCTTTCTGTATTTAATATAAAATATATTGTTTGCTTAAGTGCTTCTATCTCATCACAAAATCCAATTATTCTATTTTCTTTGATCTTATAAGTTTTACTAGAATATTTTTTCTCTTTTATAGTATCAATATCTTTTATTAATCCTCCTTGAGGCAATATACTAAAATTATTCATACTTTCCCACCTTATCAAGAATTAAAAATCTACTTCCCTTTTCAATCATTAACAATGCAAGAATGTCGCCTTTTTTTAATCCTTCTCTAATTACAATTGTGCCAAGAGCTAATGATGTTTCTGAATGAGAATGTTTTAAATCTATTTCATATCTGTTTAAGCTTTCTGGAACAACAAAAAAATCTTTTTGTAATATTCTTTTCTGATCTATCCTAACAGTTAAATTATCATCTATTATAGTTCCAAATTCTATATCTAAAGGATTTCCAGCATTAATCGCATTTACACTTGCTTGTTTTATAATTTCTATCATACTAGCCAAACTTTACACCACCTTTAAATCAAAATCCATTATGTGTCCATCTTTAGAAAACTTGTGTGTGGCTTCTTCTATCAAATACATTTCATTTATTCCATATCTTTTTATATCAACCCACACACCAGATCCCCCTCTAAGTTTTGCCTCTAATTCAATATCAGTTCCTAAAACATCTTTAAGTTTTAATGACTTCTTCTCTTTATTTTTCAATGTTAAATGAGCTTTGAGTATTTCTTCCATTTTAGCCTCATTTACTTTATCATCAATACTTTTAAAAAATTGAAGCTTACCCCATTTATAAATGTTATTCTTATCTTCAGTAGTGTATACTTCTTCCTCTTCTGAATCCTCACGTTTTCTAACAAGCTTTATAGCATTGTAACTATCTTCAATTGACTTACTCCAATCATATTTACCTAAATTAGTATTTTCAGATATTATTAATTCCTCCCTCATATTATTTATGTCTTTAAGATTAATGCTTCCAAAATCATCATATAAAACAAAAGTTCTTTTAGTTAAACCTAAGGTTTCTTCTAATGCTTTATAAATAATATCTACTAATTTTTTATCTTTTTCGTTAACTCTAGGAATTACATAACCGGTATCTTCAATGATACCTTTTTTCAATCCTAGATTATAAAGTATCCTTTCAACTACTTCACTTGCTTTTAGGTTAACATCTAAAAAAGTATCATTATACATTAAATATTTAATTTGATCATAAGCTGTTAGTTTTATTTCTTCGCCTTCATTACCACTATGTTTGAATACATAGCCATAAAAAATATTGACCCCATCAACTTTAAACCTTATGATATCACCATTTGATACACCTAATGTTTCATCTGTTAACAATGTTACTTCTAAACTTGAAGGACTTCCTTTTCTTTTTGTTTTCCATGTTACTTGCTTTATAAGATTGCTAAGATTATAGATATTACTTTTTTTATCATCAATTAATAATTCTATATTCATGTTAACCTCCTTTATGGAATATTAATAACTTGTCCAGGATATATTAAACCTGGATTTGATATATTATTAAGTTCTGCAATTTCTTTATACCTGCTTCCATCGCCTAAATATTTTTTGGCAATGTGCCATAAGCTTTCACCTTTAACTACTTTATGGCTATTAACTTTTACTTTATCATCAGGTCTAAGTGTGGTATTATAGTTTTCAACTATAATACCATTTTTTGTTTCTATTACAACTGCCCTATTAGCATAATAAGGTTTATACCTTTTTAACTCTATTGAATAGTATATATCTCCTACTTCTCCACCTTTTTCGGTAAATTTAAGATTTTCAATAGAAAATAAATCATTTATTTCAAATTCTGAACCTATAAATATAAATCTTACTTTTTCTGCATTTTGACGCCATTCATTTAGTCTCCTCATATATTCATGTGGTCTAAAAAAATGCTTATCATTCACATAAGGACCATTATTTCTTGGGAAATAGCTTTTAAATGATATTTTAGTTAACTTAGGAATATTTATTACATTTACTTCACCTAAATTTATTACATTGTGAGTTTTATTATCTCCACTATCACTTATCTCAATTTCTTGTGGAAGAACTGGCAAAACAAATCCTTCTCTGCCTTCATTTATGCTTAATCGCATCTTATATCTTTTACTCATTACGCATACAGCCCCTCTGCACTATTAGTCATTTCATTTTCCATATATGATTCTATTCTAGAGATAATTGTATTTATATCAGCTTCTTCTTTTATATCTCCTGTAGTTACTTGTACAGTTGGAGTGAGTGTTATGAAATTTTGAAGACTTTCAAGTTCTGCTAAATCATTCATTAATTCCAAATTCTCATTTGAAACTTCTACACTATCATTTATCCCCTTAATGGCCTCTGACCCTTCTGATACATTATTACCTAAATTAGTATTGTCTATTGCAGAAGTTAAAGCATCACTGCCGCCTCCCATGTTACTTGAAATACCACTTGAATTGTTTCCTAATGAATCATTATCTTGATTTCTAATATCATTTAAATTAATACCATTTTTAAAATTATCTATTTTTGATGTGATATTTTGGAATTTATCTCCTGCACCAGATAAAAGATTTCCACCTTTAGTATATCCAGAATCAAATTCATTTCCTAAATCCTTATATTCCATTCTTTGAACAGTTTTATAATCTTCCGGAGGATCTGGTATATCTACTTTAAAAGCACCTATTGAAAAGTCTCCAATTAAATCCTTTAAAAATGGAATACTCTTGGCTTTTTCTATAATCCAATCTAGAGCACTACCTACAAATTCAACTATAGAATTCCATATATTGTAAAATAATCTTTGTATAGAGTATAGAGGATGATTAAATACATTCTCTACAAATTCAGCTAAGCTAGCAAATATATTCCAAATAAATACAATTCGATTATATATATAACCAAACATAACCATGAAAATTCCACCTATAAAACCACATACCTGCTGAGTTGTAATTCCACATTGCATTAGCGCATATATGAGCAATCCTATTGCTCCAATAAACATTAATATTGGTAAATTAGCAATAATCCATGTAGCAGCAACTGCTAACCCCTGTGCTATGAGCATAAAAACACTTGGTATTATTGTTCCTAATAAATATATTCCTATTGCTATTAAAATTGATTCTATTATTCCCCAATTATTTCTTACAATTTCGCAAATCCATGATATAGTCGTAGCTAAAACTCCAAGTCCTATTGATATTAAATCAAAAAATACTTGAAATGATCCATTTGAAAACATTCCATTTATTATCTCCATAACTGGAGCAAACGCTTCTAATGCCCCTTGTCCTGCTTCTCCTAAACTACTATTAAAGTTTTCTTTAAGATTCTCAAATTGTGATGAAGCTGAATTATTAAACCCATCTAGCATTGATGAATCCAAACCTTTGCTATTTAATAATTGATCAAATTTTGATGAAAAATCATCTAAATCATTACTTGCTTGTAAAATTCCTATATCTTCACTACTAAATCCAAACTTATCTTTAAGATCAGCCCCATCTCCAGATAGCATACTATTAATAGCGCCACCTGCTCCAGATATTCCTTCTCCCGAATTACCAAGTGATAAACGCTCTGATAAATTAGCTAGTTTATCTAAGCTTTCTGTATTTTTAGTTACTCCCATAAATGATTGTGCATTATTTTTTAGTTCATCAAACGAAAATCCTGATTCATTAGCCTGTTTTTGAAGATGATTAAAATAAGCTGTTCCAGCTCCTTTATCCCCAAGCATTCCTTGTACTGAAAGCATTTTATCTTGCATTTTACTTGCTTCACCTATAACTGCTGATATTCCATTTTTCAATGTTTCTGCATTGAAAAAACTTTTAAATGTTTCTGATGCCTTTGTTGCTAGTGCAGACATACTAGATGTACTTTTGTTTACATTTTGATTTAATTTATCTTGTTCATCTGCTGCTTTTTGAACATTTATTTGTAAAACATTTGTTAATGATATTTGTTGTTGTATTAATTGTATTTGTTGCATTTGGATTACTGGTTGCCTCATAGGTTGATTCACCATACCATCCATTACCATTAATCCTGTTTCCATTGATGCCATAATATTACCTCCTCTCCTTTTATCTTTTTCTCTTCATCCTATTTGCTTCTTTCTTTTCCTTTTCTACATGTAAATCTATTGAAGCATATATAAACGCCTTTTCTTGTCTAGATAAATTCATTAATTCATGAGGTAGTATTTTTAATTTATGGAGGGCATAGTGAGCATATGATGCTTCACCATCTCCCTCCTTAATTAGTTTTTTGCTTCTTCAATTAAATCATTAACACTTTTATCATAGCCATTAACTTCTCCTACTATTGATGACCAGTCTGAAAATTCTCCATCTCTCATCTTAGATTTCATTACACTTAGTAGCTCTTCAGCACCAAGAACTCCCCATGAAGCTTGTAGTTCTGAATTTTTTAAATCTGGACAAGTCGTTGTTTCAATTATTAAATCAGATACATATTTATCTTGATCTGTTTCCATTATTCTTTGACCTTTTATTAATTTAGTTTTTCTATTTCTCTTTCTTATCATATCTCCCATTTCAGCAGAAATAGGTCTAAATTTCATAAGCTTTTTCTTACCACCTATTGTTACTTCTCTTTCAATTTCTTGTGTATCCTCAAAACTATCCATTAAAAAATCTTCAAAATTATTCATTATTCCATACTCCTTCACTAATCATTTTTGTTTTACACTAATATTTAATACTGAAAGCATAAATAAGATTCTGTTTTAACATACGTTGATATATTCAATAGGTAAGGTGGCATTGTAATTGGACTTTGAGAATACTTAATGAGTATTCTCACATTTACTGCTTGTCTCAATTTTATATTGGGAACAAGCTAAAATGGGACTATACTGATTTTTAGTATTCCTAAGTTCAATTACTCAGTCCACCTTTACTTATGAATACATCAACGTATTCTGCTAAAACAAAGTAGATTTATAACATTAACCAATTACTGGTTTTCCGAATTTATCTAATAAGTCAACATCTTCATAAGTAAATGCCATTTCTTCTTCTAAAACTTCACTTTCTACATCAAACATAGCCATGCTTACTTTATCAAAGTTACATTTTTTTAATACAATTGTTTGCTTTCCAACTGTAGAAGTTGCATCTTCATTAGTAACTGTCATATCAAAATAAACATCTTTTCCTGTTTTAATATACTTTATCATCATTTCTCTAAATAAAGATGTTACATAATAAATTGTAAGTGTTCCTGTTCCTTTCCAGCCTGTAGCTTTATTTTGTTCAACTCTGCTGCCTAAAGTTTTACCAGTTGTTTTAGTTTTTTCTGCATCTGATTCTAACTTTTTAGCATAAAATAATTCCTCATTTCTTCCATTTACAGTTATGAACCCCTTTGCTTCTGTTCCACTTAAAGTATCACTAAAATTTAAAAAATTACTCATTTAATATTCCTCCAATCATTATATAAATACAGTCATATATATTTTTTCCATACTATCTACTGGTTGCGCATTAACATTTACAACAATAGAATCATTAGAATTTCCCTTAAGTACCTCAATATCATCTACAACTACATTTTCTAATGCTCCTTGTCCTTGTAATGTTTCTAAAATATTTAATATATCTTTCTTAAATAAGTTTCTTCCATCCTCGTTATTGCTTACTTTGCCAATATAAGATTCTTCCCACTTATATTTAATCTTGTCATTTATTCCATCTAAGACTCTTATAACTCTGTTTTTTCTAAAGTCAGACTTTTTATCCTCTGTAAAAGTCTTTAATGTGTTAATATCTTGTTCAATTAAAACTTGTTGATTGTTATTAATAAATATTATTTCACCTTTTTTGATTATCTCTTTTATTTCACTATCTGCATATCTAACATCAACATTGCTTGCACCTTCATACAAAGCATAAGTATTAGAATTAGCATAACCTGATCCTGCTGTTAATGCCGCTACATATGCTGTTGCTTGTACATTAGTTACATGTACATTATCTTTAAGATACACACCATTCTTTATAGATATAATCCCTTCATAGTCTGCTTCTGCAAAGTTTGGTAAAACAGCTTGAACTTTTCTTCCTTCACATTCTCTTAACCTCTTAATAAACTCTTTTACAACCAACTTAGTATCTGACTCATCATACGGTATTGCTACAGTATTGAAATCAAATAATTCTAATTCTGCTAAAAAGTCTACATAATCCTTTCCTGTAATAGGTTTATCTTCTCCACCCTCTAGCTTTACTCCAGCAGATAAAGTAAGTTCACCTGATCCTTTAAAGTCTACAAGTGCATTAGATACCAACTCATCAATATTTTTTACAGTTTGTGTATCTAATTTTGTATATTCTAAGAATGTAATTACATCAAATTTAGCTTCATCATTTACATTGGTTTGAATTTGAATTCTTATATCATTTCCTTTACTTCCACTCCATTTTGATGTTACTGTTAATTCTCCTAGCACCTTCGTAGCCTTAACACCTTCATTAAGTCTGTATAATAAAACTGTTTTTGCTTTCTTTAAGGCTTCTTTAAGCATTAGAGTGCTTTCTTCATTTATTTCTATTCCTATTGTTCCTAACAAATCTGTTTCATTATCTATTTTTACTATTGTTTTTTCTGGTCCAAAAGGTAATATTAACGGTAAAGCCATTACCCCTCTTTCATTATTGCTACTATCATTATTCTTTTTACTTTTAAAATTAACATAAGCTCCTGCTCTTATTTTATTTTGTTTTTCCCATGTTCCACCTGCCATTTATTTGACCTCCATATTATAAAATTTGTTTATTACATCTCTTGCATCATTTATGCTATAATCATCTTCAGCCAATAATGCATTTAAAATGTCCTTTTCATTTCTTGTAAAATGTTTAGATTGTACTAATTGTTCTTTTGAAAATTTACTTTCCAACAATATCTACTCCCATCTTATTCATATTTACTTCTTCAATGATTTTTAATAGATTAAACTTTACTTGAAATTTAAAATGTAATATTCCCTCTGATATTTCATGCTCTTTATTAGATACTCTGTACTTTTTATTATCAACTTCTATATATTCAAGTGTTTTATATAAAGTATCAGCCATATTAAAATAATCTAAATTAATACTTTCTTTATTACTTAAATAATTTACATCAAAATATATGACTTCCTTATATCGTCTATTTAATTCTTTTACTTGTTTTGAAGATAATACTTGCACAAAAAAACAAGGCTTCGTAAAACCTTGTTCCATAGCATCATCATATATATTTATCTCATGAAAGTTTTGAGATAACATTTTATTAATTTCAAGCTTTAATTTACTTATCATTCAAATTATCACCTCCCTTCAAGTACTGCTTTACTTTGATTTAAGGTTATGTGTTAATACATGTATAAGCAAAGTGGACTGAGTAATTGAACTTAGGAATACTAAAAATGAGTATAGTCCCATTTTAGCTTGCTCCCAATATAAAATTGAGACAAGCAGTAAATGTAACAATACTCATTAAGTATTCTCAAAATCCAATTACAATGCCACCTTGCCTATTACATATATTAACATATACTTAAAACAAAGCCTTAATAATATAAGATTTCTAAATTTATATATATTTTTAGGTACCTAAAATCATATGTCTTTTTTTACTTTTCCACAATATCATTATCTCATGGTTATTATTTCATTAAAATAACATCTTTTTTTCATCTATTTTTCAAAACAGCATTTCATCTATACAATTTAACTTTATTATAAGTAAAAGCACCTATATTTTCATATAAGTGCTTTTCTCATATAACCATATTTAAATTGTTATTTTTGTGTTTTCTTGCTTTTCCACAATACCATTATCTCATGGTTATTATTTCATTAAAATAACATCTTTTTTTCATCTATTTATCAAGATAATATTTCATCTATACAATTTAACTTTATTATAATTAAAAGCACCTATATTTTCATACAAGTGCTTTTCTCATATAACCATATTTAAATTGTTGTTTTTGTGTTTTCTTACTTTTCCACAATACCATTATCTCATGGTTATTATTTCATTAAAATAGCATCTTTTTTTCATGTATTTGTCATTATATTTTAACATACCTTTATTCCTTCTATTCCAAACAAGTATATTCCTAGTTCTTCTAACATTTCTTTAACCCATCTTCTAACTGTAATAACACCGCAATTAAGTTCTTCCGCAACTTTTTCATATGTCTTTTCATCTATAAATAGTTTTTCTAATGCCAAATATTTCTCTACAACCCCTTTTTTTCTTTGCTCTTTTTTTAACACCTCTAATGAAGAATCTATATGTGATATCATTATTAATGTTTTCACTTTACTTTGTTTTATACTTAATATATATAAGTCATCATATTCTTCTTTTTCTAATTCAATCTTATCAGTATTTGTTATATCATTTATATCACTTATTGAATAAATAATATGAGATTTTAAATCATTATAATGTTTCATTAGTAATTTGGTATTATGAAAAACTTTTTTCTTATCTAAATCTTTTTGTTCCTTGTCATATTCTTTTATTGCTGTTTTAACCGCCATTTCTATAATTCCTTCTATATTCATTTCCTGTAATTCCATAATGTTTACTCCCCTTCAATAAAATTTAAACTTTGTTTTAAAACATATCAAAACTCTAATTAATCTATAAATACATTCTATATCCGGTTTGCCGTTTAAGCAAATCTAATTTGTTACGTTTTTCCGGTATTTAGGCTTGATTTTTATACATTTCCTCTCATTTATTCGGTTTGCTGTATATAATTGTTTACTTTTTCCATATTAAGTGATATTATATTTCTGTAAACCGGAATAAATATAAAGGAGTGATTTCTATGAGTTATATAGGTAACTTTTTAAAAAATAAAAGAATTCAAAAAAAACTTACATTAAAAGACCTATCAGATTTGAGTGGTGTTGGACCAAGTACAATTTCAGATATAGAAACTGGTAAGGCTTTAAATCCTCGAATGATAACACTTCAAAAACTAGCTTCTTCTCTTGATATATCCGTAAATGATTTTTTTGAAGAAACAAAAATTGATATTATAGATGAAAATTTAATAAAAAATGTAGATATTGAAAAACAAAAACAAATTGATACAGTTGCAGCACATTTAGAAGATAAACATTTAACTCCAAAAAAGGTGAAATTACTAAAAGATTACATAGATGCTCTATTTGATGATGAAAATTGGTAGCTTACATGAGTAATTTAATGACATATGAGGATTTACTTATCTATGCTCAAAATAAGGGGTTAAATATTAAAGAAAAAAAATTAAAATTTAATTTTAAGGGATTATATAAGAATAGTAGAATACTTATTAATTCTGATATTGACACAGATATCGAACGTAAATGTATTCTAATTGAAGAGATAGGACATCATGAAACATCCTTTGGAAATATAATTGACTATAATAATCTTAACAGTAAAAAACAAGAATTAAGAGCTCGAAGATGGGCAAATGAAAAACTTATTGAAATAAAAGATCTAATTTGTGCTTATAATTATGGTGTAAAAAATAAATATGAATTAGCTGATTTTTTTGGAGTAACTGAAGAATTTTTAAATGATACCATTATTAACTACAGAAAAAAATACGGTATTTGTTATCAGATAGATTCTTATTTAATATATTTTGAACCAAACTTAGGAATATTGAAATTAGTTTAA